AAAGAAATTATTGGGTTGTACATAGTCCGTCCAACAATCCTCTTTTCCATTACGCCAACCGTACGATTTACGGTGAACGATAAAACCGCTTATCAGGAACTCTTCCATAGTTCGGGCATATACATCGTTCATTCGGTTAAGCTGCATGTTGCATTGAAGTATCGTACTCATCGTTTCACCAAGTTTCTGTTCATCCCGATCACGTGCGGTACAAGTCGGTTCTTTACTTTGGCTTCGATACACGCCAAGCACGCTTCGCACAAGCCTACGGATAAGGTTGTTTTTCAAAGGCACGTTGCCTTGACTTTTAATGTATTCTTCCTCGCTCATGGATTTTCCGTCCACACAAATCATATCGTCCCATTGGAAACCATAGGTATAGCGTTTGTTTCGCTCCCGGTCTTTCCGAAAGTCGTCCATCTGGCTCCAATAGTATTGTGCTTCCATAAGAATGTCAAATGCCCTGCGGTCACCATAACGTTTTGCAGAAACAACAGTATCTATCTCGGCGGCATCATTTCTTCCCGGAGCTATACGGCTCATTGGCAGCAATTTTCTTTCGCTTTTATTTACATGCATATTTTTATCATTTTAATGATTGCTCGGAACAAATATACTGCTCCGGGCAATCATCCTATGTTTAACTATTTACGGGTTTTGTTCATTTCTTCTATCATTTCCTTTTTGAGTTCGTTCAACTCGGCTTCAATATCCTTGCGTTCCTCGTCACTGATTGCTTCTTTTAATTCATTGTAGAGGTCGTCAATGTCTTCACGGTAATCCTCGAAGATTTCGTAACGCTCGTATTCGGGTGAATTGTAAAGGAAATCAATCTTTTCCGCATAGTCAAATATGTCGTTGTCGGTATCTTCTTCATAGTGCTTCAATCGGGATTTCAACCGGTCATGCTCCTCTTTCAATCGGAAATACTCATTGTTCACAGCCCTGTACTCGGTGCGTTCGTCCCCGGCTTTGACCAGCCTGTTTGCCAACAAGAAGCTGCGAGGGTCGTACTCACGGTTGCCTGTAACGGTTTCTACCATCTTGCTCAACTTGTCGATTGTTCCGAACACGCCACCGAAATAACCGTTCAGCATATATTCAATCTTTGCCGGATTAAAGTCAATCGTTCCTTTTGTATATGGGTCTCCACCCGTAGCTTCATTCATGGCATTGGCCAATCCGACAATGTATTTATTGGCACTCTTATACGCCTTTGTCCATTCGGGCATATCTTTGTTGTAAGGTGTGTCTTTATAAAGTGGCATACCCGTCCAACTCTTTTCTGCAACGTAGGCTTCCCACAAGGGTTTGTAGGCACTCGGTACAAAGGCATTCAATCCTCCGCCGCCCTCCAAGAAATCAATAGGTAATATCTGTGTAGCCTGTCCTGTTATGGCTTCGGCAATTTCTCCGTCTGTAAGATGTTCCTTTCCGTTAAGGACGGAAATCATCAGTTCGCCCATACCGTAAACAGCCCTGTATTCTACCGGAAGAGGAATTGATACCCAACTGTTTCCTGCCCTGAAAAGAATATTGCTGCGCCTTACATATTCGGGAAGATTATAGTATGCGTTCTTGTCATCATCGTCATCATCATCGCCACCCAAGTAGGCAACAATGGCACCAAGAAGGAACATCGCCGCAATACCTGTAAAAGCTTTGGCAGGATGGCGTTTCATCTGTCGTCCAAAGTTTGCCGTACCTTGAATGGCTGCATTCCAAAACACATAGCCGCTACGACCAAGTCCCGATACCAATGCACTGGCATTACCAGCCTTTGTCTGCCCTGTACTGTCATAGAATTTTGCTCCGCTGCCTTTCTTGTTGAAGTTTACGCTTATCTCCTTTGCATCATAGATGGCTCTGTCAATGCTCCGGCCCATTTCGCGTGATGTCATGAAAGCGGCAAAACGGGCGCAGTTCTCAACGGCTCGGTTGTACTCATCGAAACGTCCGCCCAACAAGTCCCATGCTTTTTTTACAGGAATCTTGCCGTTTGATTTTTTCAGTTCCCTGCGTATGTCGTTCTTATGTTGTTCAATGTCCCGGATATTGGCATAGCCTGTTTCTCCTCCGTTCATCATGAACTGATGAAACATCGCTTCCGTCTTGTTACTCATGTCAAGTGTCCCTTTGCGGTGCTTTGCCAAGAGTTGCTTTATCCTTACAGGATTGGCATACATATAATTGCGATGAAAACGAAGTGCGTAGTTCGGGCTTTCCCTTATCCAAGTCATGGTGTTGGTGTATAGCATATCTCGCATGAAGTTCGATACGATGAAGTCCGGGTTGCGTGTGGTATAGAACGCACTCAACTGTCGGTTGATGTTTTCACCGGCACGGAGAATGGCCCCGATTGCCCCCGACATATCGTTGTCGGGATTTGTCTGTCCGTTCAATGCTTGTGCCGCACGTGGATTGCCGTTTATGGTAATCACATAGTCCCTGCCGCCACGCTTCACTACAATTTGGTGCTGCCTCATATCCCGGCTTTCCACAATACGGTAAGGAATATTCACGGTATCTTTGCCATGCTTGTACCGGTCAGGATATTGCTGTGCCAATGACTCCATTTTAGTTTCAAAGTCCAGCATCTTCCGTTCCACCACTTCGGGAGTATCTGTACTGTCTATGTTGTCAGGAAACACTGGCTTCCATTCGTCGGCCACCGTATCGTATTCTACCCAAATGTCGCTCACACTGACAAGGTCGCTCGGATGGTTGAGGGCGAAATTAAGGAAACGCTGTTTTACCAATTTGTTCCGGTTGCCCTGCATGATAGCACCTTCTGCCATTGATTGCAGGTTGGCAAACGGGTCATCCGCTTTCGACCTGCGTCCTTCCGCTTTCTTGATAGGAGCATTGAATGCACTTTGCTTGTGCGTCAGATATGCGTATGCTTCAGAACTGGTCTTTTCGTCAAAACCACGTAGCGGAATGTAAAAATCATACATATCTGAAATTTTATCAAAGGTCGCTTTACTCATCATGCCACATTCGTATGACTTTGAAAGTATTGCTTTGCTCGCGGCATTGACTTTTTTCCAAAGGTCGGTAGTGTCGTGTGCCTGTTCGTAATCGTTAACCATTATCTGTGCTTCCGTTTCGGCATCAGCAACATTATCCATACCTGTAAGGGCTGTAAGTCCGGCATAGTCGGTTTGGTCTGCATCGGTTGCTCCGTTATTGATTGCTTCATTACGCATATATGTATTGCGTTCAAGGCCGTGTTTCGCCATCATGTAATCAGTCAATTCCTCACGCTCTGCCTCAGTCCTGGCAAGTTTGGCAACCTCATCAAGCATGGGCTTGAACAGGGTGTGGGCAAACGCATCGGCTTCGGCTTTGTTCACACTTGACAGACGGTTTTCTCCCAAGTATGCGTTTTCAAATCCGTCCACATCCTCAATGTTTGTTTCCTTGCCAAGGATTGCAGTCATGGCTTCTTTCAAGCCGAGCATACTGTCCTGTAATGCTTCCTGTGATTGGAACATACCGCTTTTTACACGCCTTTCATAACGGTCACGAGCCAACTCCCTTTCATGTATTTCCGGGTCACCGGTACGGTATAGTGCATCATCACTTTCTGCAACAGTCTGATGATGTGGGTCGGAAACCGCATAATTTCCGACTTTCAGTTCATACTGCTTTGCCACATCAGCGGCTTCTCCCAATATGTTTCTGTATCTGCCCGGTTCCGCAAGGTTCTCGTAACTGCGCCACAAGATGTAGCGAAGTTCGTTGTCCGATAGAGTAACCCCTCTGAAATCCTCAAAGCCTATCTTATGAAGCATATTCAAGAAGAAATCCTTTATCTGTTGCCACCAACTTGCGTTGATGTTCTCAAATTCAGTATCTTCTGCAAGCGAAGCAAGATATTCTTCGGTAGCCTTATGGAAATCCCAACCGTTTTTTGCAGCCATATCTACAATGCGTCTGCGTATGTTCTCATCGGCATTGTTGAATACATTATCAAGGAATGTATCAAAATGTTCTCCGAACAACTGGCGCAAACCATAGTGCGCCACAGCCTCATGCAGCAGTGTCTGTTCAACATCAAACGTACTTGTATGGTTGGGAATAACAATGGTTATCTTCCCTGTACTCTTCGAGTAGAAGCCTTTTGCACGCTGCTTCTTTCCATCCAAGACGGAAGCATCAGTAACAACCTCCACATTGTCAAGATGCAGTTTCTCTGCAAGGCTTTCCACACGTTCTGCCATTCTTTGGCGTTCACGCCGTGCAAATTCCCTCCGCTGCTTTGCCGTTCTCCTTGACTGACCGAGCAGCTTTGCCACTGGGTCATTCTCATAACTGACTTCATCATCGTTATATGCACCAATGCCGTTACGTTGGAGAATATCAGTTCTTCCATCATTATCTACCTCCATTCCCAACTCACTTGCACGCTTGCGTAGGTCTAAAATGCTTCTGTATGGCTTTGTCCCATTGTCAAGAGCCGCAAGCATATCAGCCTTTACTGTCATTGCAAATTGGCGATGCAGTTCTGCATCAGCCTTGTCATTTTCAGTAAGTAAATCACCAAATAACCCACCTGTTTGATTCCGTGAATTTACTGCTTTTTTCTCATTCTTCTTACGTGCAGGGCGACTTTTTTTGATACGTTCCTGTGCAATCTCTGCCTCTTGCTCCACCTCGGTCTCTCTTGTTACGGTTTCGGCGGTAGCAAGCGCATCAATACTTTTCTTATCGAAATTCGCCACATCGAATTGTTGTACCTCATCGTATGGAGTCATGTCTGCATCCAGTCCGTTCTCTGCCACCTCCGGCAAATCTCTCGCACCATTGTAAAATGCTTTAAGGTAAGGGCGTATGGCATCGCCCAAGTCTGCAATCATGGCCGTTGCATACTCGGCAAACTTACGTGAACCTTTCTCCAAATGGTAAACAGCCATCTCTGTTCCAATGGCAAGAATCTCAGGGTCTATACCTATATTCATTTGACCGAGCAACTTCTTACGCATACGCTCACGAAGTTCTGCATAACGCTCATCAGTAACAAGACGGTTACCACTCGCTTCAGTCTTTTTCTGCGAATTGTCTTGTTGTTGCTCACTCCGCATATCGTTGATAAGAGTTCGGACTTCATTAGCAAACTTATCTGCACTATCTTTAGTCAGGAAAATAATATTTCCTTCATGATAAACGTCTCCACCACGCTTCTCTCCTAAATCCATCACAGCCTGTTTTTCCGCATCAATCATCTTCATCAAAGTACGAACAGAATATCTGTTATCCATTTCCTTGTCAACAACGAAATCTGTCCTTTTGTCACGAATTTCATCCTTTGCCTTGCGATCAAGTTCTCGGGTCTTAATTTTATTTTCGAGCGAAATGCCAACTGCATCCAAAACTTCTTGCATACCGTTCTGAGGATTGCGAAGAATGTCTAACATTTCCTCTGGACTGTTGGTTGTCTGACGAAAACGTGCATCACCAATAGGTATGGAACCGCTCACATCATCACGACTTAATGTAGTTTCCCCTGTTTCTTTATCAACAAAAACAGAGTATTGCCATATAGGAGTATATTCCTGCCTTTCCTCCTGCTTCGTGGCTTTCTGTTGTTGAGGTTCTGAAAACTGCACATTGCCGTCATTTACTTCTGACAAATCAGACAAAGACAAAGGTGGTTGTGATTGTGCATCGGTTGCATATTCTGCCAAGCGTTCAGCATCTTCCTTGCTCCGCATCATGAAGCCTTGCTTTTCCTTGTCCCACCAGCCTTTCAGTTGTTTGGCAAACATTGTGGTGTGCTTCCGAACAGTATCTCTTAATTCATTATTGAACTCCACAAGGTGCATATCCAACACCTTACCTCTTTTGGTGGTGTACTGTGCCGGAGTAATGGTGTATGCAGCATCAGTCGGTGTTGTCGTTTCTTCATTGGAATTGCTTTGTTCTAACTTCCGCTGTTCAGCAAAGAGGTCGTTTATTTCGGAAATAATGCGGGCTTCCTCAAATATATCACTCTGAACATGTGCGGCTTCTTGTTCCTTGTGCAGTTCTTCAATGCGTGACTTGATTTCAGAAAGTCTGTCGACTTGTGTACCTGAACTCTGTTCTTCAACACTTTTGACTGACTTGTATTCTGCAAACGCTTTTGTCTTCCGGTGGCTACTATCTATCCATTTCTCGAAATCCTCCAAGTTTACGGCAGTTACCACTGTCTTGTGATTATTTGCCCAGTCGCTGTCATAATTCGCGAAGTAAGCTGCCTCGGCATCGTCAGTCTCATTGAAACCAAGCATTACCTTATGCTCATCAAAGCTGCCGTCCTCATTATACTGGTCCACCACGAACACCCTGCGTCCGTTCCACCCGTCAATATCATCAGAGAGGAACACGTCTATGTGGTCTCCATCCACGCCCTCCGTGCCACGAATGTAGCCGTAGGTGTTCTGCATGATCGTTTCCCACTTGTTGCCCTCTGTGTCTATTCCACTACGAACGGATCCTTTCGGGTTCTCAATGGTGATATTGAATGTACCAACCTGCACATGACCTTTCTTATAATTGCCAGCTTCTTTCTGTTTCTCCGTAGGAGTAGTATCGGTTTCTTTCTCTGCCACTGCAACAGCATTGGCTAAAGACAAAGATGCATCAATATAATTAAGAACATCCAATAAGTCTCCGAATGTTTGACCGTCATACTCATAAGCGCTACCTATATAATTACCTTTCGTATCAGGTGCATCAACTTTTATAACTTTATGAGTACCATCAACAATAATTGTCTGTTTATAAGTATCGCCATACTTTCCGCTTTCAATCCAATCATCTTCTTGAACTTCAATACGTCTTGCTATTTTTGCACTAAGTTGATTGTCAGTATCATCAGAAGACAGCATTTCTTCTTGTGATAAAGAAGATTCTATTTCGCTTTGTCCACCAATGCTTTCAGTTCTTCCTGTATCATCAGTTGTCCCATTTCCGTTCTCAACTCGTTCTCTTGGCGCAAGAGTTCCATTGCTTCCTTGCTGCCCTCGTTGGCTTGTTGCAGTATCGCCAACCAATACATTGCTTCGTTGTTGTCCATTGTAATCTAAATTTAATGCTTCTTTAATAGCCTGTACGAGCGTCCGAGGGGTATTGTCCGGTTGTTCGAACAGAGTTTCTTCCTGTGTGCCTTGTATAAGGTCATAAATCTTGCCGAATGTATTTTGAATGAAGCTTTGGCTTTCACCTTTATACATTGCGGCCAAATGCAGGACAAAGTTACTGAAATTATCAGCAGGGAGATAACTTTCCCCAGTGACATCATCCATTTGATACTGGCGTTTCCAACTTTCTACGGCAGTACGTGCTTCCTTGAAGTTCTTTGCCTCTACAAACATTTTATCTTGGGACAAAGCATAGTAAGCACGAACGGAATTCTGTATCTCATCTACCATTCGTTCACTGTTCGGACTATCATAATCACGAAAAGCAGTGGCAAGAATAGCCTTTTGTGCTTTTACCGGCAATACGTTGAACATTTCCTCCAACCGTGTACTACCGTCCTTGAAAATGCTTTGATACATGATACCACGCAAATCATTCTTGGATTCGGGAGTCAAGTTACCCTTGCTATCAAACGCACTCTTGTATTGTGTGGGACTGATGAAACCTCTTTGGCTCATCCATTTTAGGACACTTGCACCGTTGGCATCCACAAGCCCGGCAAACGACACTTCATCGTCCGAGGCTCTGAGTAACAGGTTGGCAAACGAACGTACTTCGATTCCCATACGCTGTAAGGCATTTTTCGGTTTGATTCGTTCCACACCTCCGCTTTCGGTGTCCTGTGCTACGTATTGTCCCAGAGGAATAGCCGTAGCATCGTCCACATGAAGCATATTTACCAGCACCGGACTTTGTAGGGCAGCAATATCTTCAGCACGCAAACCAAACTCTTCCGCATGGTCTTTCAGGTATTGCCTATATGCTTCGGCCTGTTCCGGATGGCTTTCCCACATCAGACGCAAGGCATCACTGCGGTTGTTTCCCTGTATAACTTCACCACGTTCGTTTACGGTCGGCGCACCGGTGTAAGCGGTAATACTCGATGTGATTTCTTCCGGACGAATGTTCCCGGCGATTTTCCGTGCAGACAATACGCTCGCTTCGTCATTTCGTTCCTTGGGTTGCGCTTCATCAATAAAATGCAGAGGATTACGCACACCTTGGATATGGCTCGGTTGCAACAACGATGCGTCAATCACGGCCACATGACCGGGAGCCAGCACATCATTGCTGAACTTCACGTTCACCTCTTTACCTTGTACGGTCTGCAATGGTTCTTGCCTGTCAATCTTATGGCCGTTCACACGTCTGTACCCCCTTGCGCGGGCATCCTGCGGTGTATCATCCACCATGTCGGGAACTCCGTTAAGGGCTTCACGCTCGACGCGTTCGGCTTCCTCACGCTCTGCACGCAGCTTTTCTTCTTCCGCTTTGCGTAGGGCGGCAGCTTCATCAGCCATTCGTTTGCGTTCCGCATCCGCTGCCATTCTTCTACGGTTGGCAGTACCGGCTATCTTCTGCCAAGCGAGCAAATCCTGTTTGGCTGCATCAATCGCCGCTTTGCGTTCTTTCTCGGAAGCAATCTTTTCGGCAATGGAGTTGCCACCTTTCGATTTGGCTTTCTCCAACTTCTTCAAGGCTTCTTCCTTGTCGGCAACCATTCCATCGGCTACGGTCTGTGCCATATCCTCATCACCCTCAGTCTGCTCCACAATGGCATCCCAAGCTGTGTCGCTGTCGGCCTGCTCATATAGTGGATTTCCCTGCTCATCCTTTGGTATTCTCTGCATGGCAGGAATATTTTGAGGGGCATTGTTATCATTTTCGGGAATATTTTCCGCACCATTGTTGCTCTCATTTTCGGCAGGATGTTCAAATGCCACTCCGTTATGCTCCAACAGCATATTGTCAAGTTCATCACGAGTGAACAGGTTCACACGTTTTCCGTTGATAGGAGCTTCGGTAAATACCTCATACTTGCCGTCCGCATCGGCATCTGCTGTGATATTGCCACGGACGGTAACGCCGTTCTCATCGGTAAGCGAAACAATGTCATTGAGGGCGTATTGTGGTCTTTCAGCCTCTTGCATTTCCTGTTTCCGTTCGGCATTCTCAATGGTTCTCTGCTGCTCGAACTGCGCCACACGTGCCAAGTTTGCCGCATCAGCCTGTTGCTGTATGGTTTCTTTTGCCAACGGGAAGATATTCACGCCGTCCGATACGTTAACTGTGCCGTCCCCATTATCCACAATACCGTCTTCGTTGGCTACAATCTGAACCTGTATCTGTGCGTCATCTCCTGTAATGGTGTATGTATCGCCGGGGTTGAATGTAACCACACCGTCAATCTTGTCGGATGCTTCCTGTGCGAACTGTTGAATGATAGCCTCCTCCGCTGTCATTTTCTCATCGGACGGGTTCAACGGCTCATCAATGTTCAATACGGCATCGGGCGACACCTGTTCAAGTGCGCCTGTTTCCGCATCACGCACAATGATACTGCCGTCCGAAGCCCGGTTGTCAATGCCGCTGCCGTCTGCATACTGCACAAGGTTTCCACCCACCACATACACACGGCGGTCGTCCTGCTTCATCGTAGCCCCCTGTATCATGCCGGAGGTGCGGTTGGTGCGTGCGTCAACCATTGCGTTGCTTTGCTCCACACGTGCGTCTATATCATCACGCACACGCTGAATCATGCCGTCATATACCTGTTTGGCATTGAGGTAGTCAATAACCGTTTCCAACTCGCTTTCTCCCCAAAGGCCATTGTTCCGCATTTCCTCCAATGCATTCATAGGATGTATATCCAAAAAGCCAAGCGTGTTTTCATCCACTATGGCAGAAACCCTCTGCCGCTGGTAGTCACGCATATTCTTGGCATCGGTCATTTCCTGTGGGTCTGCGAGGTTGTAACCGTCAATGTAGCTTTCATTCATTGACTGCACATCCTCGTCCTGTTCGCCGCCCCGCTTCTGTGCGAGAGTACCGAGGTTAAAGCCCCTCATCATCAACGAACGCTCCATATAGGTAAGTATTGCGGCTCTCTCATCGTCCGAGAAATCCTTGTCGTTCACGATACCCTCTGCCACACTTCCAATGTCATCGTTGGTCGTAAGGTCTATTGTCGCCCTTAACGGCTCCCATATTTCTTTGCCAAGCAATTCTGTTGCACGGGCATCTGCCTTGTTTACTCCGTGCTTCATTGAAGCATACTGTACTCCCGACAAAGTAGCCTTACCTGCACCCATCAATCCCATAGAAAGAGCCATGCCGCCCCAAATGTCGCCATGGAATTGTCCTGTCGCAAGCAAATTGGTACGTGTGCCGTCCGGGTTCTGCTGATAAGCATCGTCGAGATTGAGCATGGTGCGCCACAATTGCCCATAGTATTCTTCCGTTACCTCTCCGAAATAGTCGCTCACACCCATTTTGTTGAATAACTGATGTGTCTGTCCCATGATACCGTCCAACGCACCTGCATCAGTCTTTGAAAGTACTGCACCGATACGCTTTGCACCCACCACATTGGCGAGTTTGCTCATATTTCCAAGAGTAACTACAGGGTCAAGGTGCGAACCGAACATTTCCGAATAGTTTTCAACGATGGCATTGGCTTCTCCTTGCCAAATGGCATTTCCCCAAGTCTTGTCGTTGGAAAAATCATAGTTTCCGTTCTCATCGACAACCACATCACCGAGTTTCCTGTCAATGATGTCGGCCGTGGTTTTCCCAGCCTGTACAGTGTTGGTCATCAGCGGAGCACGGAGAAGCAGGTCATCAGCGGTTGTTCCGAGAGCCTTGATAGTCCAGTTGGTGGCATACTGCCCCAAGCCTTTCACGCCGTTGTCCTTCACGTATGTCTTGAAGCCCTGTTTGGCCATTTGCTCTACCGTTTCTTTGCCAACCACCTTTGTGGCGGCTTTCGTTCCGGCTTTGGAAAGAACATTGATACCTTTGAATCCACCGCCTGTAATGCCAAAGTCAAGCATGAATGCAGGCATGTGGCCGGTCATCATACCGGCTCTGTTCCAAAAGCCGGCGTTCCCGCCATACATCTGCTCCGCCTGTCCTTTGTTGTAGAGTGCGCCCATCATTTCATTGTAGGCTTCACGTTCTCCCTCTGTGGCATTCTCACCTTTCAG